CTGTTTAAGAAAAGCATGTTTTCTTCAATAGCTCCTTGCTTGTCAAGATTCTTAAGAATTTCATCAAAATCTTGTAATGCAGTTCTATCAGCTCCTGAATTTGCAAGAGTAGCTTCACCTGAATTAAAGTTTTGGTAGATATTTCCACGGCTTTCAATAGCAGCAAAAAGACCTTCAGTACCTTTGTATCCAGCGTTAGCAGCAGAACCAGCACCAGTAGCAGAAGCAAGTTCTCCTTCAACTACAGACATTTCAAGATAATCTTCAAAACGAAGTCTTGTTTCATGCTCTGATTTTAAATACCATAGGTATCCAGAAGCACCGTTTTCAGTAGTAACTTCAACCCATCCAATTTGTGCAGCATCAGATCCAGAAATTGAATACTTATCTTTGATGATGATAGGTGAATTACTAAATTGCTCAAAACCAGCATCTACAGATCCAACCATACCGCTTGTACCTTTACCAAATTCAGAACCATAAACAAATAGTTTAATAGCTCCATCAGTAATTCCAAGTCCAGCAAGATCAGTTCCAGTATAAGGAGCAACAACAATAGTGTCTGCATCAGGAACGCTAGTTACAACAGCTTTTACAGTTGTAAGATCCTGAGAAATAACTACTGTTTGTCCAGCTCGTACAGCATGACCAACTTCAGTAATAGTGCTTGTAGAAGCTACAGCAGTTGCAGCATCATAAGCAATATGTAATCTCCCTTGCTCTGACCAAATAACTTGATCTGAAGCAGAAGGAATTTCAGCTCCTACCATGCGTAAGAAAGAAGAAACAGAGCGATTTCCGTAACGCTCAACTTCCTTTTCGTATACGTCTGGTAAAAATTGTTGGGCGAAAGTTCCGCCACCGGTAGCACTATCAAAAGTAAGATAGTTACCGGAAAAAAGTGTTTTAGTAGGTGTAGGCGTTAATCCCGCAGGAAACGATCCACCGTTTGCAAATAATCCCATTTTTAATTATTTTTAATTGTTATTTTCTAAGTTTTATACGTAATTTAGAACTGTCATCACCACTTATAGCTCTTATTTTAAATCCAGAATCAGTTGTAACTGCTTCATGAGTACCACGTGGATCCATATCTACGTTTTTAGATTTAGCTATTTGATTTTTAATCGCGTCAGCCTTACCCTGCTCATAAAAATGATTAGCAATTGAATCAGAATTCATAGCGGTAAATAATGCTTTATGATAACCCGCTGCGTCTGAAATTTCATTATTTTCATTAACAAACCTGCTAACTAATGAATTAATGTCTGCTTGGGAATCTTTAACATTATTAACATCTTTAACATTGAATCTATATTTTTGATCGTTTACTTTATATTCAAAACCTTTGAAATTTTCAGAAAACAATTCATTTGTTTTTTCTTGGAATATAGATCTTTGTTGTTGTGCTAATTGTTGTGATTGACTTTGTTCTTGTTTGTAGGTATTGTAAAACTCAACCGCCTCTTTTTGTTCTGGAGTTAACTTTGAACTTAACTTAAGATCATCGTAATATTTACTTTTCAAACTAGTAAGATTTGATTTAGCTTCAGCAATGCTTTCTTTTAACGCTAATTGTTTGCGTTTAATATCTCTTTCTTCTTCAATCTCTTCATCATATGAAAAACTATCTTCTATTAAAAAAGAAATTTCATCTTCTGATAAATGAGGTTTAGATTGACGATAATACTCACGGAGCAAACTCATGCTCTCCATATCGTCATAATTTTTATTAAGATTTATATAATCTTCAAGTGTTCCGCCAGTTTCTTTCATGAACTCAACTAATTTGTTGATATTTTCGGGAAGTTCACTAGCTTCTTGATTATTATTTACATCTTCTCCACCTTCTTTAAGCTTATTAGGAATATCTTTTATTTTATCCGCTAAGCTTAGGTCTTTTTCTACCGCTTCTTCATCTTGTACAAGTTCGACGACTGGCATCTCATCGTCAGAGGTGTTACTTTCTCCGGCAATTGTTTCATTTGCTTTTTCGTCGTTTTTTTCTTGTATTCCGTCGCTAGTTTCGGATTCGTTGCGTACAGGAACCTCATCTGCGCTTTGCTCTTGAACGGCATTTTTTTTTGTTTTAGGTTGTTTTCTTAAATCAATTTTGATTGTACCATCTTCATCTGTAGTAATATTGGTATCATCATCTTTTGTTTCAATAACCGCAGGCTCTTCTGCCTGGTTTTCTTTTGCTTGTTGTTCAATTGTTTCTTGCACATTTTGTTGTGCTTCTCCTTGAACAGTTTCTTCAACATTTGCTGCTTCTTCTACCATAATAAAATATTATAAAATTAAAAAAAAATTGGGTATTATCTTGGTTCAAACATTTCTAAATTAAATCCGCTACCCATAGTATCATTACCTGCGGATTCAAATTCTTGTTCGCCTTTTCTATCCTTACGTTGTTCAATAAGTTTAGATTGTTGAGATGCTTGTATTCTAGTTCTTTCGTCTTTGCGATCTTCTTTATACTTTTCTTTATCAGTAAACAAATCAGTTTCTTTGTTTTTAAGAGCCATATTAAGATCAAACTCATATTTCATAAGCTCTTTCTTAAGTTCTTTTTCTTGCATCATTTTTTGCATTTCAAGATCATTTTCAATTTGAATAAGCTGAACTTTTTGCCCTGTGATTGCTTCATTCTTTTGAATTTCCATTTGAGCAGCTACTTGTGTATTTTGTGAATTAGCATCTGCTTGTGCCTTAATATTAGCTTGTTGTCTTTGTTGATCTAATTCTAATTTTTTTCGTCTACGTACTTTCAATAATTGATTAGCTAGCTTAAGGTTTTTAACTTCTCTAATATCAATTGCATCTTCTAAATATATTTGGTCTTTAGCCAATGATTGCTGAATATTATTTTCAAGCCTTTGTTTTTCCTCTTCATCTGGAGATAGCTCAATAAAAATACCAAAATCATGCAAATGCATATTTTTAATATTTTCAAGGGTACCAACATTGAATCTACCAATACTTGAAATGAATGAATCTCTTGTTGGGGAATATTCTAATACATCAGATATTCTTAAACTTATTGCTTCCGCTGTTTTAGTAATAAGATATAAACTTGATTGTAATATATGTCTTGTGGCTGTATTTGAATTTGCAGCGGCTAATTTTTGTAGCCCAACTAAAGCATTTTTATCAGGCATAGAACCATCTCGTGCTTCATTTAGTCCGGTTACATCGCGAATCATTTGTAAATAATAATTATAAGTACTTATTAATGAACTTATTTTATTATTACCACCATTAGATGTTAATTCTTGAATAGGCACTCTTCCTGGATTCATGTCACCGTCAGTAGTCATTGATCTACCGATTACGGAGCCTGTTTGGAAAAACATGTTTAACGCCTCTTGCGGATTATAATTTGTTCCATTACCTAAATCAATTTCAGCAAGACCATCTGCATCTAAATAAACCCCATCTGGAATCATTCTTGACATTACTTGCTGTAATTTTAAATGAGTTAATTGAATCATATCAGCAAAGCTTGTAATACGACTTACAAGCGACTCAATTTTTCCTTTATATATTCTAGGCGCTACAATATTGTAATTTAGCATTGCTTTTGTTGTATCGCTTTTAGGTCTTACCATATTTTTAGCAATTTCCCACTTAAGCAAATGTTTTGTTCCTAATATAAAAGCCCCATCATAAACTACATCTATAGATCTTGATTCTTTTGTAAATCTTGATCTATCATCTTTAGGGGGATTAAATTGATCGTTTTTAGGAATTGCTTTATCAGCACCAGATGCTGTTTTCTTTATTTTAAATACCTCGTTATTATATGTTTTATAATTAAAATATAAAACTTGAATAGTATTTGCGTCTAAAACGCTATCTTCATTAATATGTCTATTATGAGAAGAAGCAGTCTGAACGCCTTGTTTTGATAATTCTTTAAGATCTTCGTCTGTTAAATTTGGAAACTGCAGTTTTAACTCGTTGATAGTTACAGACTTAACTTCGCCAACATAATATATATCATCAAAGTAAGGCGAGTCTGTATAAGAATACACTAAATCAGCTGGGTCAACATATTTTATATTTATGCCTTCAGATTTATTAAAATCATTTTTTGTAACTCCAATGCCAATAACAGTTAAATCGTAATTTACTCTTTTTCTTATAAGATCAATATTATTATTATTAAATACCGAATTTATAGCTTGCTCCTCTGCAATTTCAATTGCTTGCTTATATTCAAGCTGCATATGTAAAGAAAGCTCTTCTTCTGATTCAGGGAGTTTTGTTGGATCCGTATTGTATACATTGATCCCAAGTTTTTCCATTATTTGATCAGAAATTTCACGCGTTTGCATATCTTCTAAAATAGACTCCACATAGTCGGTTCTTTCTTTTATAGAAGATGGGTCTTGTGAGAATGCTTTAATATCGTACATCCTATCAGACATTCCATTAACAACAATATCTACAAATTTAGGTATAATTGGGACAGGCTTCCAATCTAAGTTTAAATAAGATAAATCACCATTGATAGATAATTCATCTTTATATTTTTTTGTTGATTGTTCACCTCTAGCATATAAGCGTAGTTTGTGAAACTCGTCTCTATTAGAATAAAAGCGTGTTGCTCCACTATCTCTTTTAAACCATTCATGTTCAATAGCACGGGCAACTTTTAATCCGTATTCTTCACTAGCCTTTTCCTCGTCGCTTGCTATTTGACTTGGAAATGAACTTTTTAATATTGTTTCAGCCATGCTACTTAATTATTTGCGAATGCATTCCTTTATTATTAAATCTTTTTATTTTTATTCCTAACGATTGTTTTTCGTATTTTGGTTTTGGATGATATAAATGCCTATTGCAAGCCATAATAGCGAGCCCAGAACTAATAGTTGCATCATATTTTGTTCTTTTATTTATATCAAATTTAGCCCAGTCATTTAGTGTTCTATTAAAATATATATTACCGCAACCTTCTTCATTATAACCAACATATTTATCTATATAAGTTTCTATAGCAGCAGCATGAGCTTGTTTTATATCTTCTGACGTATTAGGTATACCACCTATTTCTTTTTCTGTTACAGATAATTTATTCCAAATTTTATCAGGACGGTTCATTGAAAATCCTCTATAACCCCTTCGTTTTAAATAGTATAATAATCTTGGCTTATTATTTTCCGCTAATATTGGCATACCATAAAAAACTAAAGCCATAAGCATATCTTCAAAAAATATTTCTGCAGTTTGGGGTCTTGCAACATATTCTAAAAAAAATGTATTGGGTGGTGCATCTTCCATACTAAACTTAGTAAGCCCATGCAACGAACCTTTTGAGCCTATTCCATCTGTTGTACCCGATATATCATATGAGTCGCAACCAAATGCACCAACGTGTTCATTTCCCGGATGTTTTGTACCATTCTTTACTATTACGTTGTTTTGCATATTCTTAGATGGTACCCAGCTAACTAAAAATCTACCACTTGGGTTGGGTGAAAATATAACTCTACTATCTTTTATTCCATTTTCCCAAGAAAACGATCCTTTAGTAACAAGACCGTCACGAGTGGCACTTTCATTAAAATCAATTTGCTCGTATATTTTACTTAAATTAAATATACTGTTTTTAGCTTCATCCCTAAAAGCATGCTCCTCCGTCCGGGGGAACTGGCGGTAGTATTCATTTAATCCATCACTATCATGCTTTAAGCCCTCGACTTCGTTTTCCCAAAACTCTATGACCCCAGTATCGATGTACTCCTCATCATTTCCAATGACGGGTTTTTCTGGAGTATCAAAGACAGGGTATCCAAAAGAATCAATGTATCCTTCGTAGTTCCATTCCATAGGTATGAACAAACTATATAATCCCGAGCTAGTCTGTCCATTTCTATTTCTTCTTGTAACATCTGAATCATTATAAAGCTTTTTAAAATTACCCCCTCCTTTCTCTAATGCGTTGGATGTTGATCCCATCATGCATTTTCCAATAATCTTACTACCTAATCGTAACGTTGTTTTTGTTACCCTCCAGTTGTTTAATATATTGTCAGGCCTTTCCCATTTACCTGATTCGTCATGTACTAATAACTTAAGCTTCTCACCATCATAACTGTTATCTCCAGTATTTTTCCAGTCAATTGTAGTATCTAAACCTTCTAGTATTTGTTTTTCACTGGTTTGGGTAATACTCTTTTTGGTAAGTTTTGAGGCAGGTACCCTGTATGCGACTTCTGATTTTGGCCTGTCCATTCCATCCTGGATGGGTTTGAAAAAAAATGGGTAGTTGACTGATATTGGTACAACCTTGTCTGTAAACATCTTCTTTGCATCTGAACCCGTCTTTGATAAT